TCTCTTTATTCTTATCGTGTTAGCCATTAGAAGTTACCTCCGTCTACGAGTGTAAGTTTAGTTGTTGTGGTATCTGCTTTAAAGTTACCAGATGTGGAGTCATAATACAGTATTGATCCATCAACTTTTGCAGAAACATCAAAAGTTAGACCAGCAATAGATCCTGCTGGACCCTGTGGACCTTGTGTTGTAATCTCAACTGTAGTTACATCAGATACCTGACTAACAGTTATTGAATTAGGACTGCTCATGCTGTGTAACCCTCACTTATAAATAGTTTACCCTCTAAATAATAGTTTTTGCTACCTCCTGG